ATGCACTTACATATTCATCCCCCTTTATCTCAATCTCGGATAAGCTATATGTATAGTCTTTATAGTAATCATATACTATGCTAAGATATGTACTATCTTCTACGAACTGATGCATAATACCAGTGGCACTATCAATAATATAAATATCATCCTTATTAGTACCGGTGGTGTGATGTTTTGTGGGTCGTATTGATGCCGCGGAGAAATCGAGGTCAGTTGGAGTACCGGTACCAATACCCTTAACCTCTATCTTAAATCTACCTATTGTTGAATCTAGTCTAGTGATAAATTTCTTATAGACGTTATTATTAGATATAATATATAAGATGTTATCGTTTTCAGTGCTTTGTATTATTTTTGTTAATACCTCACCCGCACCGTCTATTATTTGATCTGATGATACACGCTTAAAGTCCTTATCATATACGTTAATATAATTGTTCTTTGTTAGGACAATAAAGGTATTGTTACTACTATTATATATAATATCCTTTGGTTTATATGCATTGAACTCTTCTTCTGTATCGAATGTATATATCCAGTTACCATTTAAGTCATATTTCTTGACGAGTCCTCCTGATAATGGTTTCATGTCAATAATATGAAGATTATCTTCATTATCAATAACCATATTGGTGGGATTTTGAAATTTGTTATTTTCGTATATTGTACCGGGTGAGCCTATGGAGTTAACTAATAGCGTTCCCTTTGTCTTGGTTCGGTCTAAAATCGCAACATCAGATCTTGTAATTCCAGTTATATCATATTTATATACGGTGCAGTGTGATGCATCTGCAACGTACATATAGTCTCTAGAATCAATCTTTACATCAATTATATTATTAAATTGTAAGTCACTAGCATCATTAATATATGTGTTTGTAGTAATCTCTCCTATAGTACCGTTTAAGTCAGACCCGGAGAGCTTATTAGTATACACATCTACCGCGCTCAAGTAAGTGATTGATGTTCCATTATTAATGATATGTATAGTAGTATCGTTTAATTTATGATTGATGATATTTGATGTGGTTGCTCCTGATAATACTGTCGTTGATACAACTTGACTGGATAGTGTATTAAAGTCTGTACGATCTTCATACACATACCCTGATGATGTTTCACTTATAATATACTTGTAGTCATGTATAGAGGGTATATTATTTGATGACATCTTCGTTCGAGAGTAGATGTGTAGTAGATTCTCAAACAATCTATCAACTGATAGATTGATAACCGGGGCAGTAACTAGGTCATTAGGTTTAATCTTAATATCATAAAAGTCATTAGTAAGTACTATCGGGCAAGCTGCTAAGCGATCAAACTCAATATTTTTAGATTGTAGATGTGTATCTAGTGACATATTATATCCAGTTAACTGTTTTGAGGTTAGTGTTGATGGGTGTTAATTTTGAAACATCTAAATTGATTTTATCTTTTAGATCAGCTTTAAGGCTAGTTTCAGTTATAGTTCCAGATGTTATATTGAGATTGAAGTCATTACTTTTATGACCCGGATGTCGATGTCTATATAGCTTTGTCATATGATCTATGTAGTTTCTCTTACCTCCAGGTAATATAAATTGAACCGGGTGGATGGTGTTAAATTCTCTAGAAAGAGCCTTTACTGAGAATAGGTTGAGGTTATTATCATATAAGCGAAGGCCTTTAACTTGTATATTATTAGCCATGTTTGCTGTGGACTGCTGTAAGAGGTCACTAGTGAGTGTATTATTGAAATAAGGATTCGTACCAACAGAGAAAGGAGCTTTCAGAGTATTGGTAAATTTGTATCTGGTTTTTTGATCCTGAGTTGTTGTAACTGCAGTCTTATATAGTTGACCATCTACGTATAGAGTTATACTACCATTATCACCGTTAAATGTATAACAAAAGTGGTGCCATTCTGCTGTAAAGTCCTTAACATCAATATCCATTATATCTGATTTAATATCGTCTAGGTTATATGGATTTGTTAGTTTTATTTTAAAGTGTAATTTATTACTATCAGTACTCTTCTTTGATCTAATATTTTGATATGTTGATATGTTTCTATAAGAAGATATCGGACTAGATAACGTAATCGCATCTAATGTAGAGTCCACGTATGACCCTTTAAGTGTTGTCCGTATTATACTAGTACTACCCGTATCATCTTGATTGAGTAAGGCTATGTGCTCATTTAAACTTCCAGAGTTGAAATCATTGAGAAGTTCCATTCTCTTAATATCAGTTAAATCCACACCGGAAAGGTCCACTGAAAGTGTATCATCTATATTGAATGATAATAACTTTTCTCTATCAGATGAAAATTTGACCACTCTCGAGGTACTACCATCTGTCAATAGACACCAAATATTATTGTAATAATCTATTTTAAGGTCGGTTATAGTATCTGATGTATTAAGCGCAGCGATGGTCGTAGAGGTTACCGCATTATATTTATATATGATATTACTATCTACATACCATACATTTTTGTCATTATCAATATCAATAATATCATATGATGTAGTGTAATATGCATCATCATATATCAACAGCTTTGTGCTAGCTCCGGAGCCTATTTTGATAGGAGAAATTGTTGATGTATCTAATACCTTTTCTGCTACCTTATCAATACCGGAGACCGATTCATTAATGAGAAAATATATATTATCGTCATCGTATGATATATCCTGACAATTAACCATATCAATTGAAGATATATCTGTTCTTTCCTTTAAAATATTATTCCTATCATATTGATCTAGTGTGGTTCCGTTGATAGTATAGACATCTTCAAGCATATGTGATGATATAGCAAAGTCATTATCACTTGATAGTGTATTGATAGTTGTTAGGTCGGTGTTTGTAAATATAACCTCAGTACTCTCTCTAAACGTTAGTATGGGTGTAAGATCCTCTCTATTAAATACCCCGAACCCTTCATTTATATAATTACCTACTACTTGAGATGCAAACGGTTTCGACCAATCACTATTATATAGCCAAAAGCTAACTGAAAAATCACTATTTTTTAACTCCGTTATTGACTTAAATGTGCCATAATTTTCACCATTAAATGTATATATTTTATTACCCTTATCATCTTTATTAGGTGTTAATGGGGCACCAGTATATTGTTCATATACATCTAGATCCTCTAGGAGAAGATTCTCCTTTTGAGACTCTACTGTACCTTTACTCTCAGTATGACCAACCCGATAATAAGCATACAGGCTTCCGGGTTCGAATCTCATACTACTCTGGACATCGAATACTATATCATTTTCCGCTTCAAGTCTTTCAATAATTGAAGTAACACCATCTTTATAGTTATAATATCCAGACATCGCCATGGCCTGAGTTGTTGTAAATTTAGCTGGATTATAGTATCTATCAACCCACATTGAGGAGGTAGCTCCAGATTCCCAGTATGTATCATTAATATAATCACTAGGGTCCTTATTTATATTATCCTTTATACACTTATAAGTAACATCCTTATAGTATGTAAATGTATTCTCATTATATATAGTCTCATCATTCCATTCAGTAGCTAGATCTGACTTTAACCATGTACATAGCCATTGACCATGATGCTCAGTGACGGTATCTCCCCATGGTGTGCTATCTTTATACCCGGCCGCTTTTTGGAATATTTTATCCGATTTAAGTGGTGTATCAGCACCAATCGCACCCGCATTAATTAGACCGGTATCATTAACATTGATACTCTTATATGGATACATATTTTGAGGACTATGAAAATATGTTAGCTTATCTGGTTTAAACTCAAATTCAGTAGTATAATCTCCATACGATAGATATATATTCTTATGACCGGTTACTTGATTAGTACCAGAGAATATCTTATTATATAATCTAAAGTCAACATCGCTTAGGTGAGGGAATGGTTGTTGTCTACTTTGGTTATGATTTGGTGTTAATTGGTTTTTGAGCGGTAGTATATTTATATTAAGATCAGTGCCTGTTAAGTTGTGATATTCTGTATGAAGAATATAATTATTGGTTATATTTGAAATGCTTTTATTCTCATTAACCTTGAGTGTATTTTCATTAGGGATGTTTTTATAGCTATACCAGTGATTTGCTACGGTAAGTTTAGGATCTGTTCGTGTATAAGGTGTAATACGTATTACACTCTCGATCGGATACCCTGTAGCTTTTGATTGAGCTATGCTCCCTATTAACTCATCTGTCTCTTTGTCACGTATAAGATACTTCTTATCCTTAACGAGTATTATAAATCCAGTTTTCTTATCTATAAAATATTCAAATAATTGCGTACCACTTAAGGATATATCTAATGACCTATCCTCCTTGAAAGTACATGCACTAGTAGCATTATTATATGTTAGATATGTTTTAGAGTAATTATCATCATGAGACACACTAAGTTGATTATCACTTATAAGGTTTACGTGAAAATAATATCTATTAGATATATCACTATTTGTTCCAGAGACCGCGAATGATCGCACAAAATCCTCTGTTGTTGATTCCTCAATGACCCAATATTTTGATGCCGGAGTTACACTGTCAAATGCACCATGTATAAAGTATGTTATAAATTGCTCTGGATACTCAGGTATATTACTGTCGAATTCTATGATATCCGTTAATTGAGATTTTTCTGTTAAATATAGAGTTGAAAAGTTATTATTCTTAACATCTAAAGTTGATGTGGATAAATCACACAGTGATAAACTTACACCCTCTTGAGCTGAAAATGTCCTCACATTCTTAAACGATGCTCCATCGTCATGAGAATACTTGGGAGACACTGGTATCCAGTTTTTAGATGTAAGGTTGATACTGTTCATGGTATTGTTGTTTTTAAGACCACCCTGAACTTGCGCTATTCGCCTGTACTAACGTTTCAAGAGCCGTTAGCTTATTACGTAGCTCGACGACCTCATCATAAAATGATACATTATCTGGTCCAAATACTATATCCTTGAATTTAATTATAGATGTATTAACACTATCTTGAACAATTAAATAGTCGTCACTCTTGATATCCGTGTTAGTCGGGAGTTGTTTTATTGATACTTTATCAATGTCAGCCATGAAAATATTTATTACCGGGCCTTAATAGTAAACTAAATGTTTTTAATAGTTATTAATTCTCCGTGAGCAAACGACAAGCTGGCTGTGTTATACCCTGCTGGATTAGAGATAATAACATCTATATTTCCATCCTGTAGCATAGCTGGTAGTGTGAATGTTAGGTTGTTATCACTATTGATATTATAATCTACCTTAATACCAGAATATGGAGTATATATAGAGGATAATGATGTATCAGCGCTACTATTAAAATCGAATGAGCTGACTGTATCAGTAAACATATCTTGTGAACCACTGACCACCACTCGATCAACCGTCTCAAACATATACCCTAATATTGATATATCTAATGAGCTACCTGTATATGCCGTATTAGGATCAATGTATGTTATTAATGGTACAGCGGATACATTAGTAATAATTGTATCTCTTTCTGTCTCCTCAGTGAACGACATATCCATTAAGTCATCAGTTGGTGTATATGATGCCTTAACTGTGTATATATTTTTAACAGGGTGGGTTGGTAGTGGTTTTTTAAATAACCACCCCTTTACTGTGAATGATGTATCGGCACCAACTCTATAATTTGTACCAGGGTCAATCTCTGTTGGATAATTTAACGATACACTACCGGACCAAAGTACCTCAGATCGAACTTCTTGGTCAATTTCCGCTATATCATTTGGAAGCTTCCATGAAATTACGATATAAGGATCATTATATGGTATAAAGTTACTAATAATTTGATCAACATCAGATTGATACTTAGCTAATATACTCATGTTCATCTCAATATTAATAGGTACCGGCTGAAGTACATGATCTGATCTCAGCATATCACCAGTTGCAGAGCTTAAAGCTCCGGATTGTGTTGTAAATCTCTTAAAGTATGCGCCTTCCAATTTATTAAACACTCTAGATTCATCTCTAGATATACTATTGATATTAACCGCGATGACCGGTAGTGTAAAATGCCTATTTTTAGATGTTAAATCAAATACCACTCTCTGTTTAGGTGAATATACGTATCTAACCTTTAATCGATTCTGCTCCTCGCGATCTTTATTAAACCGTTTTATCACTACATTATCAAAGGCATGGACGAACTGAGTAATGATATCTTTAATCTCAAAGTAAAATGGCGCTGTTCTCATTTAAATTATTTAGTTGATTTACATATTTAATACATATAATATATTCAGCATATAGTTAACGCGAAATAACGACTACTATACCATGTAAGTGAAACCTGAGCAAGGACACAGGCATTGGCTAGCCTATTATACATGGAGCAGCTCGGCAGAGTGAACTGCTGGAACGAGTGAAGCTAAATTAAACTCAACTGTTAGACGACAGATAAAAAACGGTGGTATAACAACCACACAGCACCGAACCGTGACGTGAGTCAGCATATTTTAACGGTAACAATTTACCGGAGTTTATAGGTCGGGATTCTCCATAAAGTTAAAATCTCAACAGAGTGCGTCTTTGTATACAGACAGGAATTATACTGGAAATAATATACAACTCAATGCATCTACCCACTACGGTGTAAGGTGCATTGTGTATGACATCCAAGAATTGCCTGGAAATAATATAAGCTATTTATTAACCTCTATAGCAAGGGTGGTATCAAAAAAACGGGAGTCACTATCTCCCACTTCTCTTAAGACTGCTAATCTATCCTCATTACCTAATGCTAGCGTTTCTAGCCGGTAATCTAATATGATGCCGTCTTTTGTATGTACAACGTCATATGGATATGGTACCTCGTACGTTTTGTTTTGATTTTTAGGTGTTAGAAATGTTAATACTAAGTTAAGCTTTTTTATATTATATATTAAAAACTTTCCTCGCCTCACGACACGATTGTGTAATATACATTTAACATCTTCCTGTAGTATATCAGTTAGTCTCTCAATTTGTGGGGTCATATATTAAAGAATGATTCTTTCTGCGCGGGTGTCATTTTATATAGGGTTTCATTATAGTATTGCCAGAATTCATCCTTAGGTATAACTGATATTACTTCAATTTCATCACCACTTACGCACCGATAATCTTGCTTGAATAAGTCCCATACAATTGCTAAATTTTTGGCTGTTGGATTAAATTTAGGAGGTTGTCTGGTATCTTCGAAATGTAAAGCTCTCCTACCTTCAGTACTTTTTAGAATTTCATCACAGGTGGTGCATAACATCCTCCTAGTCGCAGGCATACCAGGTCTAGGTCTTCTTCGTCGGAACTTTAACTCGACTACGTTTTCATGTAATAACCCACGAAGAGTTGTCAGACCGACCTTCATTATTCTTTAGCCTTAACAACACCGAATAATCGCTCCTCATTTAAAAAGACCCCATGTTTGAGTTCCCCATGACCTTCAACAGTAATACCCTTAACAGGTATGCCTTTATCATGAGGGAACATAATTTGATCTCCGGGCTTTACATTATCACACTTCTTACCAGCCAGGATAACACAGCCAATTCGCCATGCTCTGGTTACCGCATTAGTTGGTACTAATACTCCATCTCTCATAATAGTCTCACCATCATCTGATTGGTCGAGATATTCTGCTAAGATTAAATCATCAAAAAGCTCACATAAGTCAAAGTCATGTAAGCCAAAGTCATTATCACTGTATCGTGATAGGTCTATTAAACTTCTAGTCGGTGCTAGTTGGTCGATGTTGGCGCTCATAATGTATATAATCATTTATCTCGCGCCGAGAGATTTCAAGTGACTGAGCTAGGAGCTCAACATTATTATTAGACTCTTCCGGACTTTCGTCGGGTTTTACCTTTTTAATATAGGATATATGCTTCCTTTGTAGTTTAGGTACAACATTTATTAAAAAGTTATAGTAAAGTTTTTTATCTTCAAATATACTATATAACCAATTACCAGTAGAATTGACAACAGTCGCGATCTCTGGTGAGTACATACTGAGCCATCTATTAATTAGATATAAGTTAAATTGACTCTCGTCATCAATATTTGATAATTTATCTCCTTTTTTTATAAAGAGTATATCATTAATATAATCAAATATATTATTCATCGAGGGTACTTATATCTGTCATCTAGATCCTCACCTTCATCCGCCAAAATTATATCAGCCTTATCTTCGGTCCACATTGCACATAATATATTCCATGCAGCTGCAGCTAGATGATCTTCATCCCTTTCATCATGCCACCATGCTTCCATATGTCTCATCGCGCTATCATAGTATACAGATAATGGCATTCCTTTCATCCAATTATTCTCGCCATACTTTTCCGCACCATCAAGATATCGCTTCATCACGCGTCGAAGTTCTTTT